TTGTCGTTAAAGTACTCTATTGGGTTTTCTAGCACTCCGTATTTAAATAGATACTTACATTCGTAGTATGTAAGTAGTTTTTTACTATTAACCAACTGTAAAATCTCACGAGTAAATTCCGAGTGTTTACCATCCTTTATCAACTCTACAATTGGTTTAGCAGAACCATAATATGTTTTCCAGTCCGATTCCTTTTGAACAACTTTACTAGTTGATTTACGGCCGGGACCTGTTTGTTCTGCTAATTCTTTTTTGGTAAGCTTTTTCTTTATATTGTGAAAAAGTGATTTTTTTCCTATATAAGAAGTTCCTGAGGGATTATGTGTAGTAATGTATACAAAACCATAAGTCCCTTCAGGAAAATCTTCAAGTGAATCTATAACTTTATCTTTATATAACCACATTTATCTATCTATATTGATTAATATTGTTGTATCTGTTGTAGGGGATACAGGTAGGGGTTGAGCTAATTTACCTATAGCAAGTAAATTTTGTTGTTCATCATATAAACCAACCGTAGTAATAAACGGAGAAAAATACGATTCAGTTACATATCCATATGGTATTCCTGGATTATATACAGGAGTAGTACTGCTAGAGAAATTAATTTCACAAAATGATAAATTTTGGCTAGTTTCATAAACTGTAAGAGAAGAACTAATAGTTGTGAATGTACTAGGATTTAATGTGTAATTAAATTCACTTTCTCTAATAGTACATTTATATTGAGTTTCATGTATAGTATATGAACTTTGGAATGAACAAGTAACATCTGATGAATTAATAAATCCAAGTATATCAACTAATGAAGCAGAAGTAATAGTAATTATGCCATGAGGATAAAATATATTTCCTACTATTTCATTATTATATAATATGTTTCCCTCTCCATCGTCTGTTAATACTCTAGTTACACCGTTAGAAAATACAAATGTATTTGGATTTATATAATCTCCAAATAATCGAGCTGGTATAGATATAGCACCTATATATGCTCCGAATGAAGTGGGGTAATATCTAGGATAAGATAATGTGGTTTGGGGATAGTTGTAGTACTGAGTACTCTCAGATGCCCCTATAAAAACATCTCCTGAGCTATCTCTTCCTGGAATTAAAATTTGTAAATTAGCTGTATCTCCATAACTACAAGATAAGTAGTTAGTATAATATAGATGTCTAATAGAAGAATATACTTGTCGTTGATATTGGGTACCTAGATTTCCTGTTGTGGGATCAGTATCTGGATCAAATAGTGTTCCTTCTAAATTTTGCCCCAATAATCTGTCTATACCAACTGAAGGATCAACTAAACTATTACCTCCTGTGAAGGTAAAGTCTTTGTGTACTTCAAATGGAGTAACAATTATATCTGAGGTTAAAAGTTGCTTGTAAGCACTCATTCATTTTAGAAATCTAATTTAACGCGAACTAATGCTTCTTTTGTAAAATCTTTTAATAATGGTCTTGATAATTTAGCAACAGCTAGTAATTCATTAGCATCATTATATAGTCCAATTGTAGTAGGAAATGTTTGAGGATTATTTATAAAATTACCATATATTACATCACCTGTACTTCCTGAAATGAAACTTGGATTTTCTGAATAGTTAAATTCAGCGTTTCTTGCTCTAATGAAAATATAATCTGAAGAAATGGTTTCTTCACTATTTAATCTAAAAAATTTAGCATTGGTTCCATTAATGGCATTAAATAATATTTGATAATTACCCCCATCTGAATTTAGTGTTCTATTAGGTTCTAAGTTAATAGATTGAGATAATGCTAATGGATTTAATAAAATTGTTCCAATATCTGGAAGTAAATAGCCATAAGATCCAGAATCTGGACTAAATCCATTTGAATTTACACCTGCTCCAAAGTACCCAGTGCCTGAAGAACCACTAATTAATTGGAAAACTCTCCCAGCATCATTGAAAACAAGTGATGGAACGTATTGGCTATTATCTGTTAGTGAAATTATATCTCCATTTGGACCTCGTAACTTTAATGTTAAAGAACCAGGAAATAAAGATTGTTTATATCTAGATCTATCAATTGATAAAGCCCAAAAATCAGAAGATGAAACATTTCCAAAAACAAATCCTGAATATTCGTCTCCTAGTACTAATGTTCTATACTGACCATATGTAGTTCTTGTAGGAGATGCTCCAGGTACAGCACTGTTATACCAAACACTTCCACTGCCAAATTCATTACCATATGCTATAGCAAATTGAATTTCAGCACCACTAGATATTGCGGGATTTGATTGAAAAACATTGTAGTAATAGTCTCCTGAGGATCCTGCTGTTTGGGAAGAATCTAAGAAAAAAGTTGTTAATGTTGGATTATTTCCTGACCATAATGTAGATGTAATTGAATCTGCACTAATAACAAAATCTAGAGGATCTAAACGATTAAATGTACCTGCCATAATTTATTTGTAAAATTTTTTAAAAACCATTATTGAACTTGTGTAATACTTACTGGAATTGTTAAGCGAGCACCACTATCTCTACCTTCTACAGTTAGTGTAGCTTGTAAAGTAGTAACGTTATTAGAAGTAAACAATACGTTTACTGTGGTTGCTCTTAAATTTAATGTAGTACCAATAACAGTTTTAGAAACATTAGTACCTAAAGTAGTAGTTGAATTTAATGTTTGAGCTGTAGTAGTATTAATACCTACTCCATCAAATGTATTCATTAATCTAACATCTGAAATAGTGAATGTATATCCAGCACTTTCAACTGTATTACCTCCAGAATAATTTAATGTTTGAGGAGTAATAGCTAATGAAGAACCTTGTGGTAAAACAATTGCTGAGTAACCTAAATTCAAAATTGGTAATCTAGCTGTTCCTCTAGGTAATGTAACCAATTTATATTTCATAATTTGGGTTTCCTGAGGAAATGCCTCTAATAAAGGCATATTCAAAATTGCTTCTCCATAGTATGCAGATCCGGATGGATGATCAGGATTATACATTGTATAATCAATTTCATCGTCGGCTAAAGCAAATTGAGTAATTCTAAAAGAACCATCGTTTCTAGCTAATAACTGTCTTCCTTTAGTAGTTAAAATTGCATCTACTGTTATAACGCTATTATTTAAATATCCCATTATTTTGTATTTTTATTATAAATATTATTGATTTTAAGTAATTAAACCTTTATCTGTTAATTCCTTGATTATTTCTGGAAGTTTATTTTGTATTTCAGTTGTGATAAATTGAGGTTTAACAATACCTTTACCTAAAGGTGCATCTACATCTAAATATATAAATCCTGCTCTAGGTATCCAACGTCGAATTAAAAAAGATTGATAATTTGTTATTGGAACTGGACCTGGTGGGAATGTAGTATCTGAAGTTAGAATATTTGTTCTAGGGCGAAGTATAACTAATAGAAAATTAGAAGAAATTGGGTCATAATAATATCCTATTATTGGATATGCTTGTTCTTCATCAGCATTAAATCTAATTTCATAATCAAAAGTTCCAGATGGAGGTGGATTAAATATAAATGATGATGCTCCACCATCTAAAGAAAGAAATTCTACTGCGTTTAATTCATAATTATCAGGAAAATCAAATGGATATATTGTAGAATCATATCCAGAACCTGGAACTTGAGGATATATAAGTCCTAAGGCTTGAGCAATTGATGAAGTAAATTGGATAATTGATATAGATGAATCTCCTTGAGGAGTAATAGAATCAGATGAATCTGCTACTTGAGTAATATATGGAGTATTTGAAGAATATATAATATCAACTACATTAGTTTGAGGAACTTGAATTATTTCTAATAGTGGATTAGAAATAGTAAGACCATCTTCATACCATTGAAGTCTAGTAGATACTAAATCTGTAAAAGCATTTGGGAAATTTGGGTCAAAAAATTCAGCTGCTAAATAATCATCATCTCCTAATGATGCCAACCCTTGAACAAAAATATATCTAAGACTTGCATATTCTAATGATGCTTGACTAATAATTGAAGTTTCTATTGTTATGGTTTTAGTTTCTCCTTGATTTATATAAGTAAATGAAGGACCATTTGGTGCTCCAGGTTCAAGAGTTAAATCAAGAAAATTCCAAGTAAATGGAGGATTTACAGGGTTAGTATCAGTACCTCTAATCCTAAATCCTACTTTAAGTGGGGTATTAGAAGAAATATTAAAATCACTATATTGATCTTGATCTATACCATAATTTAAAGATGATGGGGTGAATGGATCATCTTCTATCGATTGAGGATTCCATGTAATAGTTACAGAAAACTTAGCTTTAAAATAATAATCAGGATAAGTACTATTAATAGGAAAATTAATTCTTGATTTATTATATGCATCTGTAGATGCGGGAGTAGTTAATCTATTAAATAATGAAGTACCAGTTTGATTTATTATAGTATTAAATGGAAGTTGATTCCACGTATGAGGATATATAGTAAGTAAAGGATTTAATGGATCACCAAAATAAAGAGCAGGATTAGTATTTGATCCTTCATTTTCAGGATTGGTATAAGGAAAATTATTATATCCAGCCTCGGGGCCTCCTATAAGTTCCCAAGGATCAAAAATTCTTCTAAACATATTAGCATGAACAGACCCATCATTAATAGAAGTTTGTCCTGAACCAATACTATTAATGTATTTAGCTGATAAATATGGATATATTGGGGTTGAATTTGGATCTGTAAATGAAAGAGAAGGTAAAAACCCAGTATCAACTCCTATTTGAGAATATAAAATAGGGGTAGCATACTCACCTGATCTGTAAATTCTATATTTTTCATTTCCTGCAAATGGAAGAGGAGTTGAGTTTTTATCGGGATCTAAAAATAAATACCCATCTCTAGGAAATAAAGATTTTTGAGTATCTATAGTAAAATCACTTAATGCTGGAACTTGGGTTTGAATATTTTCATCAATTATATAATCTAAATTAATAATTGTTTTCTTTAGTACTTCAGGAGTAGATCCTCCTTTACTTGTATAATATCCAACATATGGAGATGGATTTCCGGCTACAACAAGTTCTCCATATCCTGTATCATCATCACTATCTGTGTTAAAATCGGGAGCATTACTTCTAACCCCAATATATCTAGGATATATTTGAGCTCTAGCAGCATAATTATATGGATTTACAGGGGCAGGTTCAGCAGTACCATTAATAATTTGAGGAAAATTTGAAGGAATTATCTGTCCATTATCATAATTAACTAGAAAAAAATCTGAATCATATAATGGATTAGTAGCATTATTAATTAATACATTACAATCACTATACTCAAAATTTTCAGTTAAATATGGTTCTAGAATTACTAAATTAGAAGCAGGACCTTGGGGTTTATTTAATGGATTAATTTCCCACGATGTACTATTTATAGTAACATTAGTAGAAGTTTGAGACTTAAGTTTAAGTACGTACTGATAACTTTCTACAGGAAAAAATGATGAACTATATGTAATAGGTATATTAGCTCCACCAATAGGAACAACAACCGAAGTAAGTGAAGAAGTAGAAACTAATATATTATTAGTAATGTCATATAACTGTAATTGGTATGTATTACTAATAGGAGTATATAAATTAATAGATGCTGTTACTGAAATTGGGGTATTAGGAGTAGCACCTAAAGTATATGTTCCCGTAACTGAATTAAAACTATTAGGAGAGTTTAAATCGGTAATAACATTATAGTTAGTAATAATGGTTCCCGCATTATTAACTGGGATATTAGATGTGGGAAGAGTTTTTTCAACTTTAAAAAAATAATTTAAAATATTACTATCTATAGTTAGAATAAGAGAATTTGGAGATATATTACTTAAAGGTTGAGGAGATAAAGAAATTTTATATAAATAATAAGTAGGGAATTCTGATATTGTATCTATAGAAAAATCAAGATAATTAGGTAATAAAGGATCTAATGTTATAATCCGTATAGATTCTAGTTCTTGAAGTGATACAGTATTATCATTTCCTTGTCCATCAATTCTATTAATCTTAATATACTCAACATGTCTAGTAGTTGTAGAATTAAATGGAGGAATTACACTTTGGTTTTGTCTTGGAACATTTAATATATAAATTTCTCCAGAATCTGGAGAAGTATGTGGATTTAAAAAATTATTATAATATGTTTGTGCAGCATCTGGATCTTCTCCAATAACGTATAATGCTTGGAAAATAGGATTATTATAGAAATATAATTTATAATTTATAGTAGATGGTTGTAGATACAAATATTGAAGACAATCTTCATCAATTAGTCTTTGTGTGGTTACTTGTATTGCTGATCCACTATATTCACCATTTATAAATTCTTCTTCTGTATCTTGAATTTCAATAATTTCACCTATGGGGGTATCAACACTATATGCCCAAGATTGAGTAACATTTACAAATAAATTAGTAGTAACAACCTGTCCATCAAAATCAGGAGTAGTTCCAGCTGCCCCACCTGTCATTATTTCTATAGGAAATGACTGCTCATCAGTTGAAGCAATATATGTTTTTTGCCCATATGATAAAGTAGGATGATTTCTAATAGATCCTGTTATTGTAATATCTTTTAAAGCCATTAAAGCGGTACGTTAAGAGTTCTTGTCGTTGGATTACCAACAAATGTAATAACACTATTTGTTGTAACCTGAGGTAATGGATATTTATTTCTTTCTAATAATGTTTGTTTAATAATAATCCCTGATGCTAAACCTGCACGAGCAGGTGTAAAATCTTGAATCATTTTAAATAATGAATTATCATAGAATTTAATTAATCTTATATAATCCCACAAATTATAATTATGAATGTATTTAGAAAAATATTCATCTCTTAATTTATTAAAATCAGGATAATAAACTAAAGATGAAGATACTTGTCTTGGATCCCCAATATAATTACCTATATTGTACGGACCAAGTTGCTCTATAATATCATCATTAATTTCATCTTGAGGAGAAAATCCAGCTTCAACATAATTTATATCTTTATTAAAATCTCTACTCATTAAAGATTTTTGTTGAACTGAAATATATGGAGATAAAGTATTTCCTGAGGGTAATGTTACATCTACAATTCTAATTTTTTCAGATACAGTATTTTTAACCCCAGCTACAAATGAATCTTGATATATAACTTCAGTTTGGGGATTGAAATTATAAACACCGTTTAAAGTATAAGCACTACTAGTAATAAAAGGGTTAAATACTCTAAAAGTTGGTTTGGGAGGTATTGTTGAAATACCAGGATGGATAGATTCTCTAGGAGTATCCGAACCACTATCTAGTACTGTTCCTAATGGGGCTCTAAAAATTAATTTACGTAATGAAGTACCACTTCCAGATTCTTGATTTCCTTCAATGGAGTAAGGATTCATTACATAGTCATCAAATCTACTTTCACTTAAATTATTTTTATAAAATCTAAGTTCCTGAAATGAACCTGAAAAAGGTGTGTATGTAGTACCATTTATAACTAAACTAGCAGAGTATGAAAGATAAAAACTTCCACTTCTTACTATAGCAAACGCTAAAGAACCTACACTAGCAGATGCTTGAAATCCTAAATAATATCCATCATTCCCTGTGTATATTTTATTTTTAGCGTATAAACTTGCCATTTTTTATTATAAATATTTTATTAAGAGAAAATATCATCATACCATTCTTCAGAATCATACCAATCTCCCAAATCTTCCCAAACACCTCTTCCTGGATTTGGTTGGAAATCAAGAATCCAATCTGTTATTGTTGCAACATCATCACTTAAATTATACATTACTGACCACCATTCTCCATCAAAAAATGGTAAATAAAGTGTATTAACATTTCCTGAGCTTAGTTCTATAAATTTAAGGTCTCCATATTGATTTTGGGGATCTGGAATAGATCCACTATATGAACCACTAGCATATCCAGTTCCAGTATATTCTAAAACTAATGCAAAGTCATTTTCTGGGGCATATGCTAAAATTTGGTTATATTGGGATGGATCTGTGGGAATACCCATTGTTTTAAATCTAAATTCTATAGAAAAAGAAGAAGATCCTTCGTTAAATGAATCTCCTCCATAATAATCATCTCCATAGATTGCTACTCCATATCTACCATTTCCTGAACCTGTATCAATTAATAATGGGACTTCTACATATCCTGAACTGGTAGTAAAAAATTCATAGTTAAATTGGTTTTGAAAGTTATCCCAATTATTAGTTGTTTCAGTTGATTTTCCACTAAACTCATTTATACGGAAAATAGTATCAGGAACTCCATATATATTAGCAAGTAATCTTAAACTTTCAGGTGTACCTTTTTTCTTTAGTAGGTAAGGTAAATTGTGATAAATGCGTTTATAAATTTCTTTATTGACATCATCTAAAGGAGCTAGAACATTTAAATCTGAGGCTGTAATAAATGTATTTATATATTCAAATCCAGTGGGTGTAGGTAAAGATCCTGTAATGTAAGGAATATTAATATTACTGCCCGATACTGTAAGTCCTAAGAGTGCAGAATATAAATCAGATGTAGAAAAATTATTTTGATATATTTTAATACCTAAATCTCTAATTGCTTGGGCAACTATATCTTTGGAGATACCAAATTCTAATCTATTATCTGCGTCAAATTTATTTGTAATATCTTTCAGATAAACCCAAATACTATCAAAATGTTGCCCAATCATTTGGGTAAACAATGTATATTGATCATTATCTGAATCTTCTCTTAAATAAGATGGAATAGCATTTACTAAAGCATCCTTATTTTCATGGTCAAAAAATGAAGCTGATTCTAATTGAGTATTTAACCAAGAAATAGCAGTTGCAGATCCTACAGAATAATTTATATATGGGGCAGTTGAATTAACTTTAGGCCAAGCATGACTTTCAGAACTATAATATAGGTAATATTCATAACCGTCAAAATTGGTTATAATTTCATCTATTCTATTATTCCAAACAATCTGATTATTTGAATTTGAAGAAAGACTACCACTATATGTATATTCTTCAATTAATGATAGTTTATAGTAAAAATTTTCTAATCGTGTTTGTGCTGAAGAAAAATGTATAAATTGAGAATAGTCTGAATAGTCAATGTTAATTTCAATTCCTTTTTCAGCTAAAATACTATTAATTTGGTAAAGCAAACTACCAGATCCTAATAATGAAGTATTAGATGTTAAAGTATTTAGATTTTGATATGGAGTTGAAGTATTAACTTGATCTTGAATACTTAAATTAAAATTAGGACTAGATATGTAATTTGATGTTCTAAAAGATAAAGGATCAAAAACAATTTGAAACTCAATTTGATAAGCTTGAGATTCAGCTATCCGTTCAACAACCCAACACTGTGAATTAAATGTAAATTCTTCAGGTAAAGGCTCGTATAATTTAATTAATACTGTAGGATCACTAGGATTAGTATTATCTAGAGCAATATTGGTAGCAATTAATAAATCATTATTACCAAAATTTAAATAAAAATCTAGATATGATGTTTGGGCATTTAAAATTTGAAAAGATAAAGCAGATGTTAAATCAACTATATCTAAACTTGATATAGTAGTTGTATTTAATCTTAATTCTGTTCTATCATTACTTATATCTTGAATATAAAATGTACTAGAAGGGGAAGATGATAATTTTCGTTTTAAAAAATTATATATAGTATAATATTGACCTTCTGTATATCCTTGAGATTCGATATCAATTTGTGGATCAATTACTACATCTCCATTTTGGATACTATAACGAGGATAGCCAGCAGTATTACTGTATAAAATATTCTGGTTTAAATCTAAAATAAAATATTCTATATAATCTTCAGATGGATTAAAATTTATCTCCTGAATATTACCTATAATAAGAGAAGTATCTTCGGGGAGATAATTTTGAAATTGAAGAGTAGCAGGATCTACATTTAATATATTTACTATTCGGGCCATTATCCTTGGGAGCTTGAAACTTGCAACTCAATCAATTGTTGATTAAGTTCTAAATTTTGTTGTTGAAGACTATTTATTTCATCTATAAGAGCTTGAATATCATCATTTACTGGGGTAAAATCAATATATGCTGAACTATTATTTATAAGATATTCATGAGAATTTGATTGTCCAAATTTAGGAATTTGGAAAAATAATTGTTCATATTGTTGAAAAAATTCATTAATAGAATTATCTATAAAAGGAGAAGTAGTAGTACTAGTAGTATCAGTAGAAACAGAAGTAGCTAATTGAGAAAATTTAGTATCTATAACTTTCTCATATTGACTTTTAACATAAAATTTTTTAACTAAATTTAATTTTTCAGCCATTATCCGTTAATAATTTTAAAGTAATAATCATTATCTAATATAAATGTACTTCCATTTATGATGGTTTTAATCAAAATTTTATAATATCTCTCTGGTTGTAATCCACTCATATATAAAGTAAAGAAACTACTATTTTCGTCTTTACTTAATTGAGTATATGTTGTATCAAAATCTATTACAAATTCATCTGTATCCAAATCTTTTATAGCATAGTATGAGGCTTCTGGTAGGTAATAGTTTTGAACAAAATATGAAGATGTTTGAAATGTTCTAGCAGGATATTCAGGACGAGAAAATACTCTAAATTTATTAATACTATCTAAATAGAAAGTTCCAGGATTTTCTCCTATTGTAACTACAAATGGAACTGTATTTAAAGTGGTCAGTGTTGAAGATCCAATATTGAAAGTAGTATCATCCCATTTAAATTCTAAATATGGAGGATATATTGTATGAGTATCAATTGAAAAATATTTCATTTTTGGTTGAATATTTTCATTATTAATAAACTCATTTTCTTGTTTAACTATAAAACCATCATTTTCAATAGATGAATTATACCAAGTTGTAACAATATTTGTTACATCTATGTTAATATCTTTATCTGTATAATATCCAAATGTTTGAGAACCACTTAAAGATTGAGTTACATACCATGTAGCTCCTCCAGGATCTACTGATGATGAATAAGAACCTGTTGAACCAGGAGCAAAAGAACTAGTAGTCCATTGGGTACCACCTTGAAAATCTCTCCAAATCCAACTTGCACCATTTTGTACTTCAGGTGAATATCCATATTTTCCAGTTCCCATATTCCAAGATTGGGATATAGGATATACCTCTATAGTTGTATCAGAATTTAAAGCTGTAACATTTGCAACAAAACATCTTAAATTAGATTGCCATTGAGAGCCTGAAATTTTATTGTTAATAACATCTGAAATTTCTGTGGAGTCAAATTTAATTAAAAATCGGCTTGTTTGAGGAGCAGGAGTACCTATGTTTCCTACTTCTAAAGAAGCTTCTATAATTTCATCTAATCCGGTGTTTATTTCAGGATATAATGAATATAATGTGGTATCTTGTGTTGGAAATATTTTATATACAGCCATTTTTTAAAATTATAGTGGTGATACTCTACCTTGAATATCGGTATTAGGATATCTTAATTCAAATATCATAGGATCTAATGATGGATATATCACATTATTTCTAGTAGCTCCAGAAATATCATATGCGTACTGAGAGTAACCTAGATTAGTTCCTACTTTATTAGTAATATTAATAGTTTTAACAGTTTGAACTCCTTCTATTCTATCAAGTAAAATATACAAATCTCTTAACATAATAGGTTGATTTATTTGCCATTTAGAAATAGCAAAATAATCTTGAAGAGCAGTTATGCAATTTGTTAAAACCTCATTACTATTAAAATTAGGTAATACTATAATATCAAAATCTACTCCAATATTAATGATAAATCCATCTTTTATATTAATAGCATCATTTATCATTCTATATTGAGAAAGATATGTTGCTAAATTTTGTTTTAAAGCAGGAGAAGCTAGGGTTAATCTACCCGCAATATCAAATGTTAAAATATATAAATCTAAAATACCAGCAGCTTCACCAGAAGAAATACTTTGAGCTTTGGTAGGTTCAATATATGCTTTAGCAATATTTCCATATTTAGCTGGCATACTTAAAGCTCTAACTAAATAATCATCTTGAGTAACATTTCGTAATTGAGAAGCAAAATTTGCAGAAGCATTTTGTCTAATTTCTTCTATTGTATCTCCATCTCCTCCCCCACTTGCTGCATCTGGATTAGTAACTGCTAATGAGTTAAATATATTATCTGCTGTAACAGAATTAAGATTAGATTTTAAGAAATTTATAGTACCATTTAATCTAGTTAAAGTATTTGAAACTACATTAGCTGAAACTCCTCCTCCTGTTAAATATCTAACTGTTAAAGTTGTATTTGAAGGAGCAATACCATAAGTATCTGTAAATAAAAAGTTTGAAGGAGCATATGCTGTTGTAAGTTTAGATTGTTCAAATGGTAAACCTAAACCTACATTATCTGGATTTGGAATTATGTTTTCATCAACATCTGAGGTAGTACCTGCACCAAATTGAATCTGAAGTGTTGTAGAATTTCTAAAACGAGTAGCAAATCTACGTTGTACTTTTTTTAGTTTTAGAAGATATGGAGTATCTCCACTATATTGAGATAAATTAGGATCATTAACATTTGTATTTTTAATAGAATCATAAACCATTTCTTGACCTAAATAATCTACTTCATACCAAATATTCCCATCACTATCTACAATATCTAAAATACCTATCAAATTATTAGCTTTTATTTCTATAGTTGCAAATCTTGTAGGTTCATTAAAAGGAAATGTTGTGGTGTTAATAGTAGCAGAAATTGCTCTGCGAGATTTTTTTAGTAAATAATATGTAGGATTTCCTCCAGCAATAACAGAATAAACTGTAACTTGTGTTGGATCTGTAGAGCTAGAAACTGAAAAATCTACAGGATCTGAAATTAAGAATGATGTATTGTTTGAAGAAATAACTGTTGAATTTTGATTAATTAATAAGGCATAATCAAAATCAGGCACATAATTAGGTCCAACTAATTTAGCAGGAAGTTGTTGGTAAAAATCTATAGTTGTAGTAGCAATACCAGTTACATTTGGTTTATAACCAAACATATACGCCAATTCATATAGATTATTTGATTGACGGGCAAATTGTAGATAGTTTTCTTGTACTTGATTGTCTAAATAAAAAGATAGAACATCCCCTACATATGATGCCATCTCCATAAACATCATTCCGGGAGATGCAGGACTGAAGTCATTATAGGTAGTTGGGAAATAAGTTCTAGCGTAATCAATTAAGCTAGCTCTAAATTCACCAAAATCTTTATTTATATATTTTATATTTTTATTCGCAGCCATTACGTAAATGTGATTTCTATTTGGTCAGTTATACCAGTGTTGATAATGCTATAAAATAATTTTATATTAATTTCATTATAATCTGGATATTGTAATATTTCTAGTTGATCAATTTGTACGTTAGTGAAATATTGATTTATTTGAGATTGAATATCTTCTTTTAAGAAATCTAAATTACCAGAGGTTATTTGTTCAAACACAAATGCTCTTAAATTAGAACCAAATCCATTATTTAAATAACGTTCAGTTTTATTAGTAAGAAAAAAATTTAATAAATTATTTCTAATAGCATCTTGAGTAGTGTATGTTGAATAAAATATTCCTGGAGCATTAAAAGGAATAGATATCCCTACCGCTGTTCCAGGTCTTTGATCTATGGGAAATATCCTTCTTGCTCCAAATGCCATTATTTATTAATTAAATTCATTATCTGGTCTAATCCTAATTGTCCTTCAGGTAAAGATCCATTAACTGGATCTATATTACCTTGTAATTTAAATTCTCCCTCTAATCCATTTTTAGGACCTTTAGCCATATCACTTAAAATATCCATATATGCTTGTTTAGGATTTACGTTAGAAATAGGTTTGTGAGGTAAAGAATTTGTATTAAAATTTAAAGTACGTGTTTCCGGGTTAAAAGATTCATTTACAGGTTGTTTATTTGATCTAACAGCCTCTAAAAGAATATCTCGCATTTCTTCTTGAAACACTTCTTTAACCGCTTCTTTAATAAGTTTTTTTAAAATATCCGTTTTCATTTGTTATAAATATTTAATTAGACAGCTTTTAAATCGCTATTGTCAATAATTAATTTAAGTTGTTGAATTAAAACTTGTGGAGTTGATGTAAATGACAAAGGTGTTTCTAACAATATAATACCAGAAGAGTTCTTTGCCACGGCTTTCTTTCTATTAACGGTAGGAGAAAATGGTTCTTCTACTACCTCTAAAGTAAATCCTTCATAAACTTGAGAATCAGAATCAGTATTTTCTGCTGATGCTTGAGCAGCTGCATATTGTTGGTTTACTTTATTAACATAATCACTAGTTGGAGTTAAGTCTGAAGGGGATGTCCCACATTCTTGTAAATACTGGTCTATAGTATTTAATAATCCAGTAATTTTAAATATAGTATTATTAGCATAGTCTGAGGCTCCTGATATAGAAGATACTTGATTTTTAATAGTTTGGATATTTGGTTTTAAAAATTCAGTTACATCTTTTAAAGTATTGATAGCAGCAGGAAGAGTACCTGGAACTCCAGGAGGTGGAATAGCCGCTAATGCCACATTAGCAGCAATTCTAGCAATATCTGTGGCTGTTAATAATGTAGAGGTTGTATTTACTGTAGTAGAAAGTACACTCACAGGTTTACCTAATATTTCTATGGTTTTAGATATAGCATTTAACTGAGTGGTTAAATTATTTCTTAAGTTTACAATTTTTTGAAGTTCTTCTTGGGGCAAACAACTTCCAGGCATCTGCATGTTAGACTGTCCTATATTTTGAATACCAGTAGTTTTTGTTATTTGAACAATAGATGGAACTAACTGTTGAAGTAGTTTTTGAGCATTTTTAATTATTAAGGAAGGGATTTTACTTTCAGCTGCCATATATTTGTTTTTATCTTATTAAATTATTCAATAATTTAGTTTGTTGGGAAAGATTGTCAATTGTTTTATCATAAAAATCTTTAGTATCGTCATTATATCTATCAGCATCTATCACAGGAAGTAAATTACCACGACCTAAGTCTTCCCACGAAACATTATAAGGTTCTACTACTGAGTTGTAGGAATTATAATTGAGTGCAGTATATTTAGCATTTAAAGAATTAAAAATTAATCTATCTTTATATAAAGTAGGTTCTAAATCATAACTTTTAAAAAAGTTAGGTACTAAATAATCTGGAGTAACACCTATATATTGTTGTTCTAATATAAATCTTTTATTCCCCCATATTATAGCAGCTACAGCATCACTTGGCCATGGTATATAATCTATTTTACCTTCATTGTATTTTTTTGCTAGTCTTTGTTGTGCAACTTGTTGAGCTATTGTTAATCCTATTCCATTTGGTGTTGTTGGATAAAATACTCTATCATTTTTATTAGCATTGGTATATGGATTTAAAGGTATAGGAGAATTTCCAAATTTTGGATAACTAAGACGAATAGTTTGAGTGCCTATAAATCCTTCATCTACTAATACATTAGAATCTGTTTTACTGTGAAATCTTTGAACGGCTTTTACATCATTTACATTTAAAAGAGTACTATTCCCATTATAAATAAGAGGAAAAGGTGGGGGAGAAAGAGATTGAATATAATTATTAAAATTATTAATTAAAATATTAGTTTTATTATCATTAGATGCATTATTATCAATAACAAGTTTAATAGTATTATTGCTAGAATAGTACCACTCTATAAATTTATTCCATTTAAATGAAACAAACCCAGGAGGAAGCCCATTAACTTCTTCTATGTCTAATGGATTTAAATTAAGATTAATAGATGCTAAAAGATTTGCTCCTTCTGTTGATAAAACATAATTTTTATTGTCAATATCCCATGTATTAACAAAAGCTGTTTTAACAATGTTAACTCCATAAGTCTGTATAACATTAACTGTTATACTATTTGTACCTGTATTATATGAGATTACTTTACCTTGAAGAAATACAATAGTAGGACGATTTCTATCAATAATCCAAATATTATCATCTTTTTTATAATCTAAATTAGGAGTAGTAACAATAAATGTTTTTTCTCCAGTAGTTAGTTGGTGTGGGGTATTAGATTTAGTTTTATAACCAGCCATTATTTTCTTATTAAATTATTCAATAATTTAGTTTGTTGGGAAAGATTGTCAATTGTTTTATCATAAAAATCTTTAGTGGTATCATTATATTTTTTGGCATCTATTGCAGGAACAAATTCTCCTCGACCTAAATCTTCCCATCTATAATCAGGAGCTATTTTACCAAATAAAAATTCTTCTGTTTGTGTTTGTTGAAAATATTCTTTCAATACCCAAGGAGGTAAATTCCAAAGTATTCTATCTTTATATAATGATAATTCTAAATCATAACTTTTAAAATAAATAGCTAGATTAAAATATTTTGTTAATGGTGATAAATTATTAATTCCTTTAGCATAATTTTCTTGTGAAATTATAAATCTTTTATTTCCCCATATAACTGGAATTACAAAATCTTGAGAATATGGTTTAGGAGAGAGTGGGGGGATAGGATTTCCTGCAAAATCTTTTTCTTTTGAAACAAAATTTGGATATATTTCTTTTAAAATTTTAAAAGTATCTCCACCAAAAGGAATTACTTGTGGGTATAATGGGAGTGAACGTGAAAAAGATGATATATTTGGGTCAGTAGGATTTCGGCCATCTAAAACATTATCTCCTTGCCCTTCAGTTTGTATTTTATCTCTATAAAAATCATATAATTTTGTGTATCTTTGATCAAGTTCAGATTGAGAAACATCTCCAAAATAATCTCCTGCTAATCCTTCTTTTAATTGTTGGATAAATTCTTCATCACTTCCTTCAAAATAAAGTTGTTCTTTTGTTACATAAACACCAGGTCTTAATAAGAATCTTTTAGGGGGATTTGGATTTAAACTATCTGCAAGTTGTTGAGATTGTAATTGTTGTTCAAGAAATGGAGTTGAAGGTAAATCAGGATCAGAAGGTGTTCCTGTTATGTAAGGAGATGAAGTAAAAGTCCCATTATATCCACCTTCTGCTATTACACCTCTTCCACTTACATTTACAGCTAAGTCTCTCCTCATATAATTAGGAACAGACTGTAGATCAGGAGAAGAAAGGAAAGATGCATTAAGAATAGGTACGGAAAAAACTGGGAATAATATAGGTTCTGGGTAGATAAATCGTACAGTTTGGGTACCTATAAATCCTTCATCTATTACTATATTAGGATCTACTTTTTTATGAAATTTCTGAGCTGCGGTTACATCTTTTTTAGTTAAAATATTAGGTTTTCCATTATATATTTTAGAAAAAGATGGTAAAGATTTAATATATTCATTAAATCCATTAATTAAATTATCAGTTTGGTTACCACTACTTGAATTATTTTTAACGGAAAGTTTGATCTTATTATCCTTAGAATTATACCATTCTATAAATAAATTCCATTTTTCGGCAACTAATCCTGGAGGGATACCATTAACCTCTTCTATGTCTAATGGATTTTCATTAAGTGTAAGAGGAGCTAGAAGATTTGCTCCCGTAGATCTTCCAAATTGATAATTTAAATCTTTATTAGATATAACCCAAGATTTATATTCAAATTCCAATAGTTTTGAAGATGAAATATTCTCATCTGAGGTTAATTCTGCTATAGGAGCTTGAGTAATTTCATTAGGATTATCAAATCTTAGGTCATCTCCAATTAATGTTCCTCTACGTAGAGTTGGAACATCTGCAGCTTTAAATCTTTCAATACCATAGTTCCAACCAAAAGCTTCAATAATGTTAACTTTTAAAGGAAATTCAGAATTAAAAGAAACTCGAGAGTATTCAATAACATTACCTTTAAGATATTTTTTAGTAGGTGCGCTTTCAAGATAAATATAAATGAGATCACCTGGTTTCCAGTCTAGATTTCCATCAGGAACAAAAAATGTTTTTTCTTCTACAATTAATGTATTTGGTGTTTTTGATGTAGTATTATATCCTGGCATTTTTATAGGGTAAAATTACGTTTTGAAGTTATAGTACAATTTTCGGGAGATGTTCCTAATTGTTTTTCTAAACTTTGTAAGGTTAATAATGCATTAGACATAGGAACTTGCAATTGGGGAAAAACTGCAGGTGTAAAGGGGGCAACAGGAGCAGATGTTAATGATTGAAGTGATTGGACTACATCTTTTAAAGAAGTGACTAAATCTTTTAATACCTGGACTGTAGTATCTCCAAGTAATAAAGGTTCGATAGCAAGTTCTTCCTTACCTAAAAATATCTTTTCAGCATTAGTAATAAATTTTTTAGTATCTATATTAACGGTTTCTCTAGAATTTAAATTTATTGAGGTTGCTGAGCTAAGTAAAATATGATCACTATATGCATTAAATACTAATCTACCTGAATCTAAAAGTATTTGGGCACCAGAATATTGGTTTGGAGAAATAGGTTGTTGACCATTAGGATAACTTACATAACTAGTACTAGATGCTTTTAAAGGAACGTTTTGAGTACTAGTTAGATATATAGATGAATTATTTTTATTTATATCTTCAACAATAGGAATCCAACCTTCATTTGTTTGAGTACCTTGTCCATTTCTAATTATGGTAATAGGATCTCCATCTTCTCCAGCACTTGACCAATTATTTGCAGTACCTTTAACCGTACTACCTAAACGAATTGAGTTTCCCCATCTTCCTTCTTGTATTATATCTCCTTCAAATGGTAAAAGAGGATGTATGTTAGAACGCTCTTTAAATGTTTTACCTAAAAATACTTGAGTTATATCATTAGGAATTATAGATACACTTCCTGCTTCAGCTTGAGTATATGATTTTTGTTGAGAAGGACTAAGTGTATTAGAATTAAAAGGATAAGCATTATGGTGTGGGTGATTCCATAATGAAGTTAAATTTAAATAATATGATACTACTGAGGTGTTGTTTTCTCCAATTCCTGTATTTGGTAAGGTTAATATATAAACAATTTCATTTATTAATGGGTAGTTTTTAGTATTAGGAGTAGCAGGATATGCAACTGGTAGATTTATATTTCCTTGAATTTCTTCTGTTCCTCCAACAATTCCAGAAGGTTGTGTAATTAATTCATATTGTATAGCTCCTAAAGCATTCCATCCTCCGTAATATTGAAATAAAGGATGAGATTCATCTAATATAATACCTAATACCCTAACTGGAATGATTTGGTTAGTAATATCTTGGGCTAAATTATTAATAAAGCCACTATTTATATTTCGATTTAAATTTTTATTTAAACCTTTCCACCCAGGAGTAAAAATTGCCATTATTCCTTAGAATTATCATTTAACTTATTGATATCATCTAACAATTGTGCTTTCTCAGCATCCGAAATTAAGAATCCACTATCACTACTACTGTTAGTATTTAAACAACGTTGGATAATGGTAGCCATCTTAATTAGCTGTTCATCATTTTTGACTCCTATCTCAAGATATTCTTTCAATAGGGGCACAATCAAAGTCGCATCCCCAATACTTTCAACCATAGGCTTTAATTCTTCAATCAAAGCAGAAATTTGTCTTTCTTTTTTCTTTTGGTTAGTATATATTTCTTGAAATAAATCTTTAAGTTTCTTGTCGCCAAAAATATTAGATTCTAAACTATCCATATTTTTTAAAATATTTATTTATTATAAATACGAGTTATTGAAACTTTATATATCCGTTTTCTAAATAAAAGATATAACCGTTTTTAAATATATCATATAATTTATCCGCAATTTTAGTAATTTTAGGGGTTTTAACATCCACCATTTCTCTAATGTAGATGTAAAGTGCTTTTTTATTGAATATTTCTAAACTATCTCTTTTTCTAAAAAGCTCTAAAATTGCATCTGCTATCTTAGCATCTGAATCTTTAGGGAATAAATTATAGATATTATTAGTGCAATATTCTATATATAAATCTGTAAATAGAGATATTTTATCATTATGAGATAATTTATCACTAGGTGAATTATTTTCCTCTACAGTATATGAGTATTCACTATCTTCTTCCAGGGTAGAAACTGGGGTGGAATTTACTCGTTTTTTATAATTAGTTTCGTTATATAAGATCAACCAGCGTTTTACTATAGTTCCAAAATATGAATATGCTTTTGTTCCTTTAGAAGGATCAAATTTATGGATTTTGGAAAGTAAAAATGTAATAATCTCATGTTGAAGATCTTCTATATTTTCTACCTCGGTATAATAGAATTTAAAGGTGTGAATAATATTTTGTGTTAATTTAAAAAAAGCATAATGAATTTTATCATTATATATTCGACTTTTTTCAGCAAAATCTTCACTTAAATTGTATGCTACAATAGCATTCTCAGTTTCCTGAGTGAAATAATTTTTTGACATTTTATTTTACTTTGAAATTATTTAGTTGCTCTTGTAGGTAAAGCAATTGTTTAAAGAAAAATCCTACTTCATCATCACCCTCAAAAGTACCTTTTGAATCAATTTCCTTAAGTTTTTTATCAGAAAATTCAATAGTGTTAGATAAATTAATCATATAGTTTTCATATGATTTAATTGTATCCTCACATTTTTCATTTTTCTTAAGTAAATTAAGAGTGGTAAATCCTAATACTACCACTAACACTAAAAGAATAATAATTGTTAAAATCATAAAATTAAAAATAAAAAAAGGTCATGACATATATCACAACCTTTTAGAGTTAAAAATTAAAAACTGACTTAAGACTTAAAAAAATCATCCATTACGTTTTTCAAACCTTCACTTTGAATGTTACTTAATGCTTTTGTTTTAATAGAAGCTTTTTTCACAGACGGTTGTTTGTTATTCAATGTATAATTTTCTTCTTTAGGAGCCAAATTACCCTTAAATTTTGGTAACCACTCACGTTCAAATTCAATACGTGAAGCCATTAAATCGGCTTGATGAACAATATATGGTAATGAAGTACGTGGTTTTTGTTCTGGCATAAATGCCATTAGATATTTTTTATTCCCTTCATCATATAAACCATCATGCGTCTGAATAGTAATCATTTCATTAAATGTATACTGAATACCATGTGATTGAAGTAGAAATAAACCACGATCTGGAACTGAGGCAAATGGGAGTTTATTATTAAAGGCATAATCTTCACCTAATTTATCTCTACGCCATTGATCTGTTTGTGGGATATAAGATTCATTTTCTTCATCTCCTATTTTACCTAAATCATGGTTTAGAGCTGAGAATACTAATTCTTCTTTAGTATAAGAGGAATCATCTGCTCCCATTTCAATCCATAAATCATTTAATTTAAGAGCACAATCCACAACACGAAGAACATGTTCTACATATCCTCCTGGAAATGCATTATGATATTCTTTTTTATGTGCTGCAGGCATCATCGTGATGCGATCCTCATATTTTTTGTAGAATGATAATAACTTAACTTTACGTTCTCCTGTAATATATGTTTCAATAATATTTAAAAACATATCCCAGTTTTCTACGATTTGTTCTGCTGTAAGTTTCATAACCTTAATTTAATTAGTTTAATTCTTGTCCAATAATAGGTTCAGATTCAATGTACAATTTGCATTGTTCAATTTGAAGTTTAGCTTCTTCAACAATTTCATAGCACATTTCTCTATTCCCCATGTTTAAAGCCATGTTAATTTTAGTTAAACTAGATTCAATTTGATCTAATTTACGAAGGGTTGCTTCTCGATTTCTCATAATATTTTAATTAAGTTTTAAGTTAAGTAAATGTAAGAATAAATTTTAAGGTCTCCAAGCTAAAATTACAGTTGTTGATATTTATAAGAAAAAATGAAAACCTTTACCCTTATTCTGGCAATGTTGTTATGTTGTGGATTAATGGTTGATTTTGGGGCTAAAAAAACATATGGTGAAAATACATATAGTAAAATTGATTTACCCCAACCCTCTCCTCTGGTTTTAGATGCAGATTCAAATTTTAAACTTCAACCTATTGTTGATAATATAGATTTGAAAGGATATGAGTTTATAATGACATTTAAACTCTATTATAAAGATAAAATGGCTAAACCCATTGATCTTAAAAAAGTACCCCCAATTGATGGATACTGTTCAGATCTTACACTTGTAACTTTCTATTTTTCAAATGGAGATTCAGTATATGTAGAAAGTATAAAACGTATGAGTTGTAAAATTTTGGCTGTGTTTAATTTAGAAGAGTATCAAAACCAAAAACTTAAAAAATACCCTATTGATTCTATTAAGGTAGTTAACTATGTAACAGAAAATAAATACATCCTACCAGTTAAAGATAAAATGTATTTCTCACGTTTGATCAACCAATATCCACATTGGCGTTAACCCCCTTTCTTTCCCACATCTTTCTTTCAACCCGTATTTCTAATATACGGTTGGAGAAAAGGAAAATCAAGTTTAACTTAAAAACTCTTTAACCTTAGTTTCAATACCTTTGAGCAATACACATTTCTCGTATTGCTCTAATTGTTCGAAATGGGAAATTGCCTCTTTCAAATTTTTATATAGTACAAAGGAGGATTTTTTAGCTATACATTCTACATGGAAAGGATTATTTAAATTTATATCTCTAATATAATCCCAAGCCTTTTCATACATCATATGATTGCCAGCTCTTTCAACTTCATCTTCATCTAACTCAGAGGAAGCATTTTTAAACATTTTGATAGTATATTGTTTGAAATAAGAATGATTAGCTATAACCTTATTAAACCCACCAATCCAATAGAATGGGTGTTCCGAAAAATCTACCAATAGTGAAGTATCGTCTTCCGGTTGCTGATCTGGTTGATCGCTAAATAGGTTAAATATATTATCTAAATTCATTTTAAAAATACTAAAAAATGTTTTAAACAAATGATCACTTAACTTAAATACCTGTTTAAATAAATTGAATTTGTTTTTTAGAAACATTTATCTTAATTATTTTAAAACAAAAAATGTTTTTATTTCATATATAAATACGAAATAGCTCAATCAGAGGCACTCTATTCTTTAAACATTAGGTAGGGTTGCCAATCAGTTTTGTTTTTATGAATTTTACTAATGAAATAAAGGGGGTTTGGTTTAAAAGGTTTAACCAAAAGTTTCATTCCTGCCTGTTCAGGGGTCCTATCTCCTTTTTTAGAGTTACAAGAAAAACAACACGTAACTAAATTTTCCCAAGTATTCAAACCACCCTTAGATTTAGGCTGAATATGATCAAGGGTTAAATGTTTATTGGATTCACAATAAGCACATTTATGTCCATCTCGTTTAAAAATATTTTCTCGAGACAATATAACCTTTCTATGTGGTATATAAACGTAATTCATCAAACGAATTACAGACGGTTTACTATAAGTTTTCTTATAAGTAATCATCACATCACCAGTATTTTCTACAATTTCTGCTTTACCCTTATAAACCAATTTAAAAGCCTTTTTAAATGTGGTTACATTTATAGGCAAGTAGTCTGCATTTAACACTAGTACTACCATATTGTTTTATTGATAAATATTTTAAAGATCAAACATAGTGTTGACCTAAATATTTAACTGCTTCAATAGCTTGAGCTAGTGTAATATCAAAAAATTCTCTATATGAATTTACTCTAAAATCTTTCAAATGTTTATGTACATCTGCTTCCAATTGTAATCCATTATAACATTTAAATATATACTCAAGTTTAAATGGAGTAGGTACACCTGTTGCTTTAGAAAGATCTTTAATACGGATACCAATTTCCTTACGTGTATATCCAATTTTTAAAAACCCTGGAAATGATGGGTTCGAAAGAATATATATAATATCACTTCCTTTTCCATCAGTTGGAACTGAGCGTTTAGTGCGTCTAGTGTAATAAGTAATATCCCAACTTACATCAACACCCGATGGGAGAGGATCTACAGGTGTTTTTGTAAAAAAATATATTTGGGAATTTTGTACATCTTCCTCTTGAGAGATATAATGTTGGGCCTCCTCAAAAGAAATCTCTTTTAATCTAGGAACTCTATTTCTCATAACTTATAATAAATGTCTTTTAAACCTCTCCCTCTACCATTAGGGGCATCCATTCCATAACCCCAAACCCATTCATCATTCATTTCAAAACCATGAATGTTAATAGGGTAGATACAATGTTTTTTCTTCAATAAAACACAGGTGTTAACCTCTTTAGCACCATATTGTTCTAACATTCCAACTACAAAACCTAATGTTTTTCCAGAATCAGCAATATCATCAAATACCCAAACTTTCCTATCCTTAACAATTTCAGGATCTATGGGTTTATATAAATTAAATCCTTTTTGTGATTCACCTTCATATGATGAAACACCAATGTATTCTATAAAGGGGTCGAATTCAAGATTCTTAACAATATCTGAGAAAAAGGGAACCACACCCTGTAGTATAGGAACAAATACAAGTTCTTCATCTGGTTTATATAATTTGTCATAATAATCTTTATTATTAAAATAGTTAGCAATCGAAACAACTTTCTTTTGAATCTCTAAATGCCCATACAATATTTCACTATCCATACTTTCCTACGTATATACATATATACTTATATATTAATTAGAGGATTCAAGAGATTTGGTGGAGCCCCATGATCCAAGAACAAACAATGCTAAACGTGAAATCCAACTCCAAGTGGATATATCAAAGTTCCAATTGATGAAGGAAAAAACAAGATACCACAGTAAAAAACTTAGGAGTATCAAAAGTAAAGATTTAAGGAAATTTTCCATAACTTTTTTTGTGGTAATATAAAAATAAAATTTTGAAATCCCAAAAAATATTTAATCTAAAAATTCTTCGGCAATATCATCTCTTTTATAGTATTTAAGAAGATCTTTTAAAAGTTTAATTTTTTCTGCTTTAGAACCACTTTGGTATGACCTAACTAAAGAAACAATATTTTTTTCTTTTTCACGGTCAAGTTTAATTTTATAATCTAAAATATCTCTTAATGGCATAAACCAATAACCATTGGTTTGAACAGCATTACTTAAAATAGTACTAGTACTACGAACATCAACATTTGCATACTCACCTCCAGCTTTAGCTGGGTCCCATTTAGTAAATACCTCTATACGTTTATCTTTCTCAGGACGATAAATGGTTTGACTCTCTAGTCCTGCATTTTCCCAATATTTGGGATCTGGAATTACAATATCAAGATCACCTATTGTACCTCGGAGATCAAATTGGGTTCTAAGTTCTGGATATAAATAAAGAGCAGCAGAACCTGCTATAAAATAAACTTTGTCTTGTGGGTTAATACCAAATTTTTTAAAAACAATCTCGTCTGCTATGTCTAATAGCTCTTGGAGATTTGGATCTACTTCCTCGTTAAGTGAGATTTCCTCTTGTAGTTCTTGAAAAAAATTTTCTAAAAATATATTGATGTAGATCTCTGTTAGATTCATTTGGTAGTACTTTTGTTTATAAATATGGTGGTAGAATAAAAACCACTAGTATATACATATATACATATATACTTTGTCGATGGTGAAAAGATCGTTTTTTTGGTTGGTTTGCATCCCTTATATTTTTGGTGAAAGGGGTGAGTTGGGAATTGTATATACATATATACGTATATACGAGGTCGGGGTGTAAAAGTTATATAAGATCTAAAAATTAATCCAAGTCCATTTCCCCACCGCCCGCCCATTATATGGAATACGGCGCGCGTGGGGCTATATATAATAACACATACGTACGTATATATATACCAATAATAAAGGACGGACTTATGCATCCGTCCACATAATACACTTTTACCAACTCGGTGTGGTTGCCCACTTATCCCACACCAACACTGTTGGTATTGCACTAATTACCACTACAATAAGTGCGGGTATGGATGGATACATTATCCCAGCAACACATAAACCAATCCATTCAAACGCTAATACAAACGCGAGCAATCCTAATATACGCTTTTTCATGGTATATTATTTTAATTGAGTTAATATTTCTCTAATTTCTCTAGCCATCATATTGGTGTTACCAATTGTATAACCAAACGCAGCTGGATAATATGATATTTCTCTTTTATTTCCAGCAACCCCATTTGCTACATATTCATCAGCATGTTTTTCTGCTTTTGTTTCTAGTTGTTCTAGCAGCGTTGCTATTCGTTCTAATTTTTCAATTGGGCTCATGTGCTTTATTTTTTAAGTTGATTAAATATACAACTGTAAACCGTGTAATCCTACAATTTAACAAAATACTGTTTAGTATCACCAACAAACGATACCACAAATTTATAACCGGAACCATCTTCATACATGATACCAGAT